TTCAACTTTAGCCCCTCTTTTAAAGAGTAAAGACTTGTGTTTTTCTGCCATCTCCTCTCTAGCAAGTCTAGATATATCTGACTCTGGAACTGTATTAAGTCCTGATTCTAAATCATATCTAGGATATGTTCCTGATGGGTCATTAAATCCTTTACTTTCATCTGCAGGTGCAATTGGAAATCCACCTAATGTTCCTAATATAACAGGAATTTGAGCATCGCTTCCATCAGCAAAGAATCCAACTACATGAGTTCCTTCTACAATACCTGTTGCACTATGCCCTATGCCTGAAATAGCTGCCGATTGTATTGGCTGTAATACTTGTGCAAACGGTAGGTCTTCTGTAGGCAACACATTTTTATCTTCGGTGTGATGTCCAAGTATTCTTACTTTTACACGACCAATTTTTTCAGGGTCCAATCTGTCTTCAACAACACCTTGCCACCAATTAAAAGAAGGATATTGCATTATACATCCGCTCCTAAACTATCTCTACTTAATTCTAATAACATTGTATGTCCTACTCTATTCATTATATGATTAATACCTGTAATAACATAAATGCCAGATACCAATTTATCATATACATTCGTTCTATCCGGTGTTGTTGTTTTATCTCCTACATTAGGAAAATTAAATCTTATAAGCCTGCCAACTTCTATATCAGTTTTTCCTGGAACTGTTATTTCAATTTTAACAGAATCAAGTTCTGCTAATCCAGTATTTCTAAATGAAACCGAAGCAACTTGCCCAACATCAAAAGCTAAGTCGTTGCCAAATAAATTTGAAGCCCCAGCTTTATATTTAATATTATTTAGTGGATTGGAATATGGCTTACTAGGAAAGGGAGCAACTTCTCCTATATGTTTAAAATTCTCAAAAGTTTGAGGTATTAAATTTTTTAATTGTCTGTCTTTATGATTGTCTGTATAATCAAATTTAATATCATAAATATCCTTTGTTGTCCAATCATATGAAAATGTTGTATTTGCATAGTAACCAGAACTTTGATTTCTTAGTTGGTCAAAGTATGTAGGATAATATATTTTTTCTACTGTCAATTGACGCATACTAGTAAAAGGAGAACTATATTTGTATTCACCCTTTGTTCTAAGGTCTTTAGGAGAATTTGGTTGCTCGTCTAAATTAACCATATAGTTATATTCATCATATAATACTCTTGCTTCTTTTTGAGCTTGTATTAAATTAGTAATAGATGTTAAGTAGTAACCTTTATTAGATTCAAAAAACATTGTATTAGGCATATCTAAAGTATTACCTATTGTATTTTTACAAATATAATTTAAACATCTAAAAGGAGACCAATTGTTAGCAATAAATTCTAGTTTGGATTTATGAGGAGTATCACCAATTATCAATGGAGTAACTCCGCCTGTAGCATCTCCGTCTGTTCCTAATATTCTATCAGTTAATAAAGTATCTTGAAATATTTTTCCGGCAATTTCATCTGTTGTTCCTTTAAATTTATTATTTAGAACTACAACACTATCTTTTAACCCTTCCATTGATATAAAGTTTATTTGATAAAATTGTTCTCTATCAGAATTTAATGTTCTATCAGTAACAGAGTGAATGTAAAAACTTTTGTATATTATGTTTGCAGGTGTATCTGAAAAAGATGGTGTTCGCAATTTAAATGTAATTGTATCTTTTCCTGCAATTAGAGCCCCAACTAATATATTAGCTGCATCATTTAATAATACAGACCCCATCAGACAATTAAAATATATACTTTCATTGAGTTTGAGTTCCATAAAAAACCCGGACTCAAATAGGTCTAAGGTCTGACCACCATAGGTAGTGATATACATCTCATCAACGCGTGTGTTGCCGGCTCTTTGGTCACTCATATTATTTAATTATCAGTCTTTTAAATTCATTAATAAAATCACCAATATATTGTGGTTGTATAACTTTTACTAATTGTCTTTTATCGTTTTCTTGTTCTTCATATTCTATATTAGTTACTGCTATAATATCACCATTGGCTAATTTGGCAGCATCCCAATCTACTATATATTCTCTATCTTCATTATCACAATAATGATGTATTTGTTGTTCGTTACCTGCACCATATCTTTGTGTGGCTAATTTTTGAATTGAGTCTGGTGTATAATACCATTCATTGTAAGGGTCTATAATATTGTTAGTTAATAGTATAGTCCAATGTAATGTAGGGTCCTTATATAGGGCAAATGCCACGTCCTCAGGTCTTTCTCCTGCACTTATTCTATAATGTTCTAAAAATGCATCGTTGTCTAAAAAAGTTTTTAGAGGAGATACTCGCCTAAAAATATCCTTAGTTGAAACAATCTTATCATCTATTTTATAACCTAAGTTTGGAAATGAGTCAAAAAACATTTTAATAACCGTCCTCTATTCTTTCTTTTGTAAGTATTTCTAGTTCTTTAAATTGTAAGCCCATTGTAATTTCTGAAGGGGCACCTGCAGTATTACGAATTGTTGTAAGAACTCCGCCTGAACCATAATCTACTTTCATATTAGTTAATGCACAAGATGATATTCTATTAACAAAAGTATTTGCTTTTCCTTTGTATCTAAATTCAATATCAAATTCTGAAGGGTAAATTAAAAATAATCCATCTTGTGTTTTTTCTGGATGCATATGATATTTAAATGTATTAATAATATTCGTTGTTGCATTTAATTCTGAATTATTTTTAGGTGCAAATTTAAATTCAAAACCAAACTCCCTAAAGTTCATAGTTTTAAATAGTTGTTCTTTAAATGGATTTGTAATTTTTCTTGTGGCAGCTTGAATGGCTCCTCTTATATTAACATTAAGTCCTATTGCTTTTCCTATGTCGGCAGCACTTACTAATTGTCGAGTTGCAAATTCTCCTAAATCACTATTTAATAAATCACCTAGACCATTTTTTGCATTTTGTCCTATCGCACCTGCAAGTCCTAATTCACTATCCTGATAATCTGCTTCATAAGTAGACTGTGGTGATTGAGGAACATATAATGTTATAATATCGGAAGTAGTAATAGTTCTATTTGGTTGTATAATATTAGTAGTAATGCTTTCACCAATAGCATATCCGCCGCCGGCCCCGACACCAGTTCCAATTACTTTAGCAAGCGCGCCTCCGTTTTTTGTAAGTAACCCTCCCAATGTAGCACCACCAAAAGCTGCTCCTGCTTGAACAAGCGCCGTTAAGCTTTCTTCTGATACTTTATTTTGTTCGCTTTTTTCAAATTGAACAGGTCCTCTATTTTGTATTGCCTGTCCCATTTTGCCCTGCTCTCTAACTTTAATTGTAAAGTTTACAGAATGAGGTTGTTCTTCAGTATTAATTGTCTGAGGATATTGTAACATTTGAACAGAGTTATCTAAAAATCTTTTAGCTCTTGCATTTGCTTTTAATGAATCTTGTGTTTTAGACTCAGCATCCTCTCCGTTATTAACTCGATTACCTTCTACTTGTCTAGCAACAGTCTCTTCCTGACCTGTTTCGCCTCTAAAAACTTTGTTAATACCTTCTAAGATATTGTTAATTATCATTGATGATTCCTATAAATAGTATTTTACTTTTATTATTTATATGCCTTACACAAAAGATTTACATCAAGGTAAGTTTATTCCTCGTAACCCCCTAAAATATAAGGGAAATCTTAACGAAATTGTATATCGTTCTAGTTATGAACTTAAATTTATGAATTGGTGTGACCTAAACGAAGACGTTGCAGAGTGGGGAAGTGAGATTATCGCTATTCCTTATAGGTCTCCTCTTGATAGAAAAGTTCATAGATACTTCCCAGACTTTTATATGAAAGTAAAAGATAAAAAGTATCTTATAGAAATTAAGCCATATAGATTTACACAAGAGCCAAAACAACCTAAACGTAGAACTAAACGTTTCATATCGGAAGTCATGCAATATGGAGTCAACCTAGCCAAATGGGAAAGCGCTAGTGAATTTTGTTTAGATAGAAATTGGGAATTTAAAATTATAACCGAAAAAGAATTAGGGTTAAAGTATTAAGGGTTTTCGTATGATACAAACCTTCTGCTTGACTCTGTAATTGGTTTTATTTCCCTAGGCAACGTTACTGTAACATTTGGACTAACATTAACAGATGGTGGTTGATTGTTGCCAGCAACTATTGTGGGTGATAAATTAGGATTGTTTTGACCTAAAGTTTCATTAACTTCAATAGTTTTGGCTTCTAAGTCTACGCTATCCATGTTATTAAGATTAGCATTTTCTTCTGCATCCATTAAAGCTTGAACAGTAGTTTTATTACCAGAAGCATCAAATCTAACATCTGAATCTAGGGCCTCTAAATTTTTATTCATAGCATTTACCATATTAGGAGTTACTTGTCCTTCATCATAAGCAGCCATTAATTCTTGAAGTTTTTGTTCGCCCTCAGTATTTAATCCCATGCCAAAAAATCTGCCACCCATACCTTCTTCTTGTAGCATATCAGTATAAGCAGCTTCCATTTTATCTCTTGATTTTTCTTTACGTTTTATTGTAGCATCATTATCAATGTTCATTGTTTTCAAAATATCTTCTTCTGATTGATCTGGGTAATCATTTTGTAATGTTAAGAATTCCATTCTTTTGTCTTGAGGAACTTGTTCAGGAACACCTAAAACTTCTGGGTCGTTTTCTAATAACCAATTAAATGCTTCATCCTGTGTTTCTTCTCCGCCTAATGCTAAATCATATTGCATCCTAGCAGATTTACTTAAAGCATATTCTCCTATATCATATGCAGTCAAGCCTCCTGCTACAATAAGCCCATAACCTGTGCTGGCAAATGCTCCTTTTGTTGCTGTTTTGGCTCCAACCTTTGTTGCCAATTTATTTCGGACTTTTGACATAACACCTTGCTTTGTTTTATTTTTAGCAGCACTGACATTAGGTTTAGCTTTAGTTTTTGTATCTACTTTTTGTTTTGCGTCTTTTAACTTATCGGGCTCTTTAACAAATTTGCCTGTTTTTTCGTCTATTAATCTTCCTGCCGAATTTAATTTTGTTCCTTTAGGTAGGGTGTCTTTAACACTAGGAAAAAATTTATTTTTTATCGTGTTAAGTCCTAAACCAGCACCTATACTCCTAATGGTGTTTCTAAAAATTCCTGTTTTGCCCCCTGGCTTAGTCGTTTTATCTTTACTGCCCGGGAGTCCAGGAGCAAGTGGCATACCCATACCACCCATACCACCGCCACCAGAGAATGCAACTACTGCTGCCTTTACTTCATCTAATTTAGCAATAACTCTATCAGTTTGGTTTTCTAATTCAGGGTCTTTTAATTTTTCTCTAGGGTCCTCTTTCTTAGTTTGAGTTTTGGTTACTGTTTCCTTAATAGTTTCTTTAATTTCTTTGGTTTGTTCTTCGGTTATTTTTTGTTGTTCTTGAGTTTGTTTTTCTATTACCTCAGATGTGAAGCCTATGGGTTTACCTTTTTCTACACCCGCTCTTCTTTCTCGTTGTCCTTCAGTTGCAAAAGCTTTTGCTAAGAAAGATTCTGAGCCAAACATAGTTGCTGGATTAAAAGTTTCAGACATGATTTGAGAGAACCCAACTGTTGCAGGGTCTATCCCAAGTAGCTTTTCTTTTACGGCTCCTGTGAAACCGTATGAAGGCTTATCTTTATTGTCCTTGACTTTAGCCATTATTTATTCTTTTTCTTCCTCTCTATTTTCTTTTGTATGTTATCTAATAATAAAGCTATGTATACTTCCCTTTCCCACGGCATCCAACTTTCTATTTCTGTTATACTATATTTATGTTCTTGCATTAACAAAAAGTTAGTTTTAAAAAAGTTTTCTAATGTCTCATGCGAAAGGGCTATACGAAAAAATTTAAATACCCGTTCATTCCTAAGTAATTTTCTTTTTCACATTTAACACATTTAAATTCTATTACGTGTTCTAATGTAGGCATAGTAGCAAAGAAATCTTTTATTTTATCAAACTGTTCCATTGTTAAATTTTCAAGCCACTCTAACATTTCTTCTTGTGCTATTGTTTTTGCTTCTATAATTTCGTCACCATTATAGATTTTTTCAATACATTCAACAGTTGTATTAAATACCTTGTCCATTGTTTCACCATTCAACATTTCCTGTAATTGTATAGCATCTGGATATTTCATTTCAATTGCTAAGCTATCACTTAACTTAATTGGATTCTTATGTTCATCATCATAAGTAATATCAATTTCATCTAACAATACATTATGTTTATATTCCTCATTACATTCTCCACAACGTAAAGATAAATCTACATTGTTTGAAATTGAAATTGCTCTTAAATCTAAAAACAATTTTTGTAAAGCAAACATTGGCAACTTACTGCCATCTACTTTGCCCATTGAACAATTAGTAACAATCTGTTGCGTTGCTTTCATCATGTCTGCAATGTCGTTAGATTCACTTGCCATAACAAGTATTTTTTCTTCCTTTACTCTAAAAGGTCTGAAATCAAATTTCTTATTTAATGAATGAACTTTAATCTCACTTAAAGGTAAGTCTACCTGGGGTAATGCCATAATTTATCTCCTCAATAATTAATCGGGTGTAGTTGTTTTTTCTTGTGTTTCAGTTGTAGTTGTTTGTTCTTGTTTTTCAGGTGGAGTAGGTGTTGGTCTTCCATCATATCGTTCCCAATATTTATATGAAAATATTACACTTACTCTATTCGGTGTATCATTAGCCATAGCTAAAGGCGTTAAGTTAATAATACGTGGAAAGGCTTCTACAAGTTTCCAACTACCTGTAATTCTATCTGTTCTATCTAAAGCGTGTATAATAATTTCCCCTACATAATCATTATAAAAACCTACTTCTTTTGATATTGGGTCAGCTTGTGTTTTGAACATCCAATCCTCTAAGTATGTTCTTACGTCCTGTTCGTTATCTAAATAAAATGTTAAAGTGGCGTTATCAATAAAGTATTCAACACCTGATACTCTAGGTTCTAGCCAGTTACCAAATCTAACAGGTGCATAGGTTGTTTGTAACCCAGGTATTAAGGCTTCCTCACATAGTAAGGATATTGTTCTACTGCCTGAGATACTTATGCCTGCTGGGGCTGTTAAAATACATTCAAATCTACTTGCACGTGATAAGTCCTGCCT